TTTTCTGCATAATGTAATGCAAACGCCATAACACTTGCAACTTCTTGTTCAATTAGCATTCTCACCGCCTCCCATCACTCAAAATACTGTGTTATCCATTCTTCCAACTTAATCTCAAACGACTTTTCCCATACTGGTGCAAATAGTTTAAGCGCTGCATCGAAGTAATGCTTGCCCTTTACCCATTCAGCTTTAAGCACCATACCTGTTTTGGCATTTTTATCATACACAAAGTTATCTCCATCCCAATAACCAGGTATATATCTTCCTGGGCTCTGATGGTGTCCGTTGTTCGCCCATGTTGCATAGTCAAGATTTGATCCGACCTCCAAACAGAGTGCACCAAAATCAATCTCCCATACATTTCCGTCATTGCCTTTTGCAAAGCTATTAAGCAATAATCTGCTATTCATGACATTGCGCTGTATAATCTGTTCTTCAACTTCCTTCAGAAATTCATATCCTGCCGCTTCAAGCCACAGTTCCAAGTCTTTCCTAAAATCTCCTTTTGCAACTTGACCCATCCTATCGAAAAATTCCCGATACTCGCTAAAATCGTATTGTACGTACTTTCCCATTACAGTGGCTTCTGTGCATCTGTTCTCTTTATATAAACGAACAAGTGATGCCCTCTCACATTTCTTGGCTGTTCTGCCGTATATTCAAGGCCCGTACTTAACTCAATAATTTTGTCATTACGTCTTATGTCGGAACCTATCGGCAACGTCAGCTTTATTTTTGCATCATACTCATTAGCGGGGTGGGTTTGTTCTATCGTATAGTTAAATGATTTCACACCAAAATGGCAAGAAACGCTTGCCTCATCAGGTTCTTTCGGGTATGAGAATGACGGAGATTGAGGGAGGTTATATCCGGGAGAACGGCTTTCCTCGATTAAATGGTATATATCGCACTTGTGGTCGAAAAACGCTTCTATACTCACCTCTACACCTCCCTATAATTTCCGCATTCTCATAGTAATGCCATTTCTTGCTGTGACCTTCACATAAGGATCCAGCAATATTTTCACATCAAGGTCGTCAATATTGATATAGGCATCATCCGAAGAATAACTGTAATCATCAAAACTTTCACTTTTCATTCTTCTGCCTCCGCTTCTGGTGTCTGCACAAGCATTGTAGGCATAGGCTTCAGCAAGGAGAATAATAGCAGTTTTTACAGAGTCGGGTATTGTTTTGTCAGCAGAAAAATCATTATTGGTGTATGCAATCACATACTGTTCTGCACGAGAAATATCTACCATAAGCTTGGTTTCGTTTCTTTCCTGCACTTGCTTGTAATCAGTATACGCAATTATATCCGCTGGCAAAGCCCACGGTCTATCTGCCATACCTCCACCTCCAATTACTGCTGTAAATCAATCATAGCGGAGCTGCCACCATCGGCAATGCTGATAGCCTTAAGAATTTCGGGCTTTGTTTTCAATCCCTCAATATCAATTCCGTTCTCATCAGCATAGGCAACAAGCTCTGCCTTCGTCTTTGTTGACAAATCTTCATAATCAGGGACAGCGTCGCCAACATCATCATCCATATCGTCGTCATCTGCCTCGGCAATGCTTGGCTGTCCGGTTATAATTTCAAAATAACCACTTGCAACAAGGGCCTGTGCATCGTCAAAAAGTTCGACTTCAACAATAGGTTTCTCTCTTGTAGCTCTAACGAATCCACTATAAGAGCGAGCCTTAATAAGTTTTAATCGAATCAAATGTTTTTCCTCCTTTCAGCATTGTGCCGCAATCCCTTAGATTGCAGCAAGACCAGTGATAAGAGCAGTTGCATCTAACTCTTCAATAATAGGGTCAAAATCAAAGTGAACAACATAGAAACGCTTATCCTGCATAATTGCTTCCTTGCCTTCTGTTGTTTTTCTTATCTGTACACCGTAAGTAGCAACCTCAATAAGATTTTTAGGGTCGGTAAGCATAATCTTATCGTCAGGCATACCTGCGCACTGTACAACAGGAATTGCAGCAGGGTCCTCAATTCTCTTATCAGTAATGATACCGCCGTTATTTACAGCCTTGTTAAGCAGATTATGTACCCAATCCTGATAGCGATGAGGTGACATAACCCAACGCAGCTTACCATTGTTGTACTTGTTAGGTAACACCTTCAATGTATCATAGAACACATCAAGGCTCATAACACCATCATTAACCTTTGAACGATCCACAACGTGACCACCGTTTGCAATCTGCTTCAGCCATCCATCATTCAGTTTTAAGAAGTTATAGTCAGGGTCGCTGCTTTCAACAGCACTATCTGCATTAATATCCAAATCCTCAAGGTCAATACCCATCTGGGTAGTCATAAGCTTTTCTACAATGCTCTCAAAGTTCTGACCCTCAATATTTTCACGAAGCGTTTCCTCAGTAATCTCCCATGGAAGACGTACCGCTGTGGTCGCATACGTGATTTTGTCAAACTTCGGATTTGCACGATAGCCATCATCGGTGTCCTCCACCTTAGCTCTAAGCAAACGACTTGCAATGCCAATCTTGTCAATTTCACCCGTCTTTGAAGTTCTCATCTCGTGACGGATAAGCTGGCGAAGGTTAGTTGCCTCAAATGTCTGCTGAATAAACTTTCTCGCCTGTTCAGGATTGAGCAGACCAGAAGTTACAATGTTTGTGGTAATAGCTGCTTTGCTAACCACTTGCTGATTGCTAATACTCATTTATATCATCCTCCTTTTAATTAAAGAATGCCGTGGAGATAATGTTTTTCCACAGGCTGTTCACTTCCCGTACCATTATCATTCATAGCTGTAGGAACACCTCTTGCTTTCAGCACAGGAGCAATTGCATCAGCAACCGCTTTAGCAATCATATCCTGCACTATTTCCTGTGTTACAGTTTCATTTGTAGACTCCTGTGCAGGCTGCTCTCCGAGTGCCTTTGTAACCGCTTCAGCTACCACATCCGCTACCGTTTCCTGTAACATTTTTTCAACTTCTGCCTTAGTCACGTCTTTATCCTCCTTTTCGCCATTGTTTTCGCCCTCTGCGGGTTCATTGTTTTTAGGTTCTTCGCCTACCTCATTACCTTCCGGCTCTGGGTCAGCAAACTGTTCGAGAAGCTCTCCTATCTGGTCATATACACCCTGCAACTTGTCGCGATTTGCGCCGCTAATTTTCTTTCCTGCCTTTTCAACAGGATTTTCAGCTATTGCAATAGCCTTTGTCACAGGCATATCACCGGTTAAGATATTCTCAACAATAGTAGTGAAGTCTGTTAAAGCCTCCTTTACTCTTGTTTCGTCATTTTCAAAAGTCTCTTTTCCTGACCAACTCTCATAATGGTACAGTATTTCTTCCAACGTGTTAAACGCTGTCCAAAAGTTAGTGGAACGCTGTCGCTTGCTATATTCCTCTGCAAAAGCACCTTTTTCCACAACATCAAAGCCAAACATTTCTGCCAGCTTCTTAAAAATACCTTTTTTCTCATTTTCTAAGCCTGTGGCAGTTTTTGTAACACTATCCAACTTCACATCCTCCTCGCTGTAAACTCCTACACCGCCCATTGAAAAGCCGGTGATTTCGCCTTTTTCCACCTTTTCAAAGATGTCATCATCAACCTCAACAGTCATAAGCCATGTGCCCTTTTGTACTGTTTCATCTCCAATCTTGAAGTCCGATTTTGCAACCCAACTCTCGACCACTGATGCATTATCTAAAGGCTCAAACGAGTGCTGTAAATCTACTTTACTACCATTCTTTGCAAAATAATAAGCCGCCTTGGTGATTTCCTCCTCGGTCATAAAATTACCATGAGCATCTTCCTCAAGCGGCTCGTATACAATGCCTGTAACAAAGTGATTGGCTGTATCCTTTTTCACGATACGTCCACACGTTGTAAATGTTGCTTTCCCATCATCAGCCTTTGTGATAAGAAAGCTCTTTAGATTTGCTGCCTTATCCACCAAGCTCACGAACTGAATTTTTGCATTTGTAATTTCGTATGCCTTTTTTATATCCATTTTTCACCTCCTCCTAAATGGCATATATAGAAAAAGGACTGCTAATGGCAATCCTGTTCTACCTTAATCTTCGGGGGCTTGTAAATTTCTGTACATAGTATCCAGCTCATCTTCCCAAGCTTCATCCATTTCAACAAGAGCTTGTTCTCCGGCAGGAAGGATAATATCTCTCGGATACATAGGATAATAGGTCACGCCATCAGCACCAACAAGCGTATAGCGCTCTCCTTTATCCACCGTCTGCCCATCCATTTCAACGTGATTTTCTCGAGGTTGATTTTTATATTCTCCTGTATGTCTCCACTTTTTCTTGGTAACAACAGGGGATTGCATATACGCTTCCTGCTGTGATACACTATGTGCCCTTAATACCTCTGTGATAGCTGTGCTCCTGGCTCTGTAATATTCATCACGAATACCACTGTCCATAATAGCCTCTGTAAATTTTGCAATACTGTCACCGTTTTTAAGTCCTCTCTTCAGGATATCCTCAATCTCGGCGTGGCTGTTAAGCTGCATAATATTTCCGAGCTGTCCGCTCCATTCATCAATCCAGCTCAACGTGCGACTACTTACACGGTCCAACTTTAATGACTTATCAGTCCTCTGGATATATGCCTCAATCAACGGAGGCATAAACTCATTCAGCTGTTCCTTGAACATTTCTGTCAATTTTGCAGCTGTCGTATCCTCCAAAACAACCGAAGGCCAAACCTTTTCCGCAAAGGTTTTGAGGTCAACACTCTCATTTATTCTTTGCAGAAAAAGTTCTGTTTCATTCTCTAAAATATCAGCAACTTCCTGCTCTATCTGCTTTGTGGCTTTTACCGTCTTTTTACTAGCTGCGTATCCTTCATTGTCAAGTGTATCATCCAAGTTATCATCTGCCTTGGTAATGTACGCATCAATCGCCTTGACAAGTTCTTCACACTCCTCACACATATACATCACTCCTTCTTGTCATGTTCCAACCTCTGCAAATATTTTTTAATTGCTTGCAAAACAGGAACAACATCATCATCGTGATTGTTATGTGCCTTTTGTATTGCCGTTGATACACCTAACAGATTTGACAAGGTATCTGTACCTGTAGAACCTTTCGAATATGCAAGAGGGATTTCGCCCCAATCTCCTTCATAATCTTCTGAAACCTCGCCCAGTGCTTCATAAATGATCTGTTTTGCCTTATTGGGTGTTAATCCTCCGGCAGCGCTACAAGCCTGTATAATCTTCACAAGGTCATCAGGGTTGCTAATGTCAGGCTCTAAAAAGTATGCCTCAACATATTTGAAGCCGTATTCACTCAGTAGCTTATTGTTAATCACCCACGCAAGTGATAGTCTTTCCGGCTGAAATACCTGCTTTTCAGTAACCTCCATTGCTGTCTGTGATGTGGCCCGATTAAAGTCTGTGGTATATCCTACATACAAGTCAGGTAACAGGAATGCACTCTGCACCTTTTTTCTGCCATTATCAAGATAATCCTGAAAAAGCTCATCCTTCTGCAATATTCCCGCCAAGTCCTTGATTTCAATATTTGGCTTTGAATTTCCCTCAAAATCAAGGGTATTGTCTGTATTTTCTGTTTCAAGTATAATAAATGAATGCTGACCATCTTCACCCTTTATGCCATCCATATACTGTTGAAGCTTGTCGAAGCTCTCATCCGTCAATGTGCCTCCCTGAATCATAATCATAAGAGGTGTATGTCGGCCATTCTTGAAATAATTGTTATTCAAAAATTCTGCTTTTCTCATACCGTCAACCGAAAGTACCTGTCCCATCCATCGTACCTCACCATACGGCTCTGTGCCGATTGCAAATTCCAGGATTTCGTTTGCTTGATACTCCATATCCAGCTCATCAACATACTGTCCCGTACGGCTATCCATGATACGTTTATCACCAAACTCTTTGAAGTACACTGTCTTGCCGCTGATTTGTTGGCGGTATTTCATAAACTTCTTAGAGCGTGTTTCAATCCTACCTTGATACCAGAACTGTACATCCTGGTATGGCTCTAATGGCTTTGTCTTTGTGACACTTGGAATATCCTTGATAAATTCAATCTGACTTACTTCTCCACCAACATTACGTATAACCTCCAGATACGCAATGCCGTAAATCTCACGAGCTTCTATAATATCCTCGAATACCTCTTTGGTATCCATATCAAAATTAAGTAGCTCGATAATCTCAGTAGCTCTCGTAAACTCTGCCGCCATTTCTGGGGTTTCGTCTACGTCATCTTTGTATCGTATTCCTATGCCATAGCCAGGAATATTGTTTCTGTATGCTCGTGTGCACTGTGGCAAAATAGTCGATTGACTTACCATATTACGTAAGCCTTTCATATCATACTTTGGTGTTATCCAGTCGCTTGCACTCGCTGCTTCATCCGAATTTATCTGTGTGGGTATTAATGACTTTTCAATTATTTCATCATCA